ATACCAGGATGCACTACTACCACAACACTTATCAATCTGAAAAAGCTTGTAACCATGCGTCAACTCAAGTAGAAGAAACTACAGGGAGAGTTTGTGTCCCTAAAAACGATCACTCAGGTCAAGTTGACCTCTATCTAACAAAATGAATGAACTTCTAGTAACCATCATGCTAATCATTCCAGCTCCTAATAAAATGGTGGACTGGACTTTAAATGAAGTGCCAACTCAAATCCAGGTGGTACACGAGTCAGGCTTAGAGGTAAGCTATAGTGCCTCTAAAGTACCATGCCATGTTAGGCCTAAGAGCCCTAAAGAAATGGTATTTAGAACTAATGCTACTCACTGCTATCTAGTGTTTGATATAAATACACCTAGATTTGTCAGGCATCCTCATTTCTGGCATAAGATACAGTTACAAAAGAAAACTAAGAACCGTAATTACTTAACAGAAGAAGAGGCATTGAATGTTCTGGATTGAGATCTTCTTATCAATATGGGCTCTAATAGCAATCAGACTCTTGGCACAAGGTCACAAGCTTGGTCCACTCGTAGGATGGGTGGGTCAGGTCTTGTGGGTTTCCATGTGGATATTCACCGAACAGTACGGCTTCATTTTAATAGATACCGGTTTGGCGTATATCTACTTGGAAGCTTATTTTAGAGGAAAAGGCAGGTGCTAGACCATTCGGCAACCCATAATAATGGACTGTAGAGCTTCTCACGAGGCCAAAATTTCATAAAAAGGTAAAAATCTATGCTACAGCGTCAAAAAGACCTAGAAGCTGAAATGGTAGCTCTTGGTGTAAAGCGTTTCAGAGAGGATAATAGAAAAGCTAAGAAGGGTAAACATGAATCTACTACTCCTGCTGGAGTTCAGTTTTTAAGAAAAGGTGTAGCCAAAGTAGAGAAGAGAGTCAACGAATTAAAGAAAAATTATAGTGAAGGTACTCCTTATAAACATCCCACCGATGCGGTAGAGAGACTATTCGAGCTTCCAAGTGATGTTATCTCCTTCCTGAGCTTGAAGGCTTGTGTGAACCATCTCTCTACTCCTGTCAAGCTGGTAAAGGTAGCCAATGAGTTGGGGTCTTTCTTAGAAGATGAAGCTAGATTCAGATTCTTTAAAGACTCCAACCCTGCCCTTTATGGTGTGATTATGAGGGACTTGAATAAACGTACAACTAACTACCGTAAACAGAAGAGAGTACTAGTCCATTCTTCTAATAAGGCTGGAATAGAATGGAAGAACTGGCTTCCTGGAAATAAGGTCCGGTTAGGTCAGATGATGGTAGAGCTGGTATGTGAGGCTACAAAGCTATTTAAGGTAGACCTATATAATAATACCAGCGGTCAAAAGAGAAAGAGTGTCTACTGGCTTGAAGCTACTGAAGAATCTCTGAAGTGGATAGATAAGAAGAATTCTATTTGTGAATTATACAATCCTGTCAAACTCCCTTGTTTGATTCCTCCTAGAAAGTGGGACTCAGTATACTCAGGAGGATACTACACCTACACTAATATCAACTTAGTGAAGACTATGGACCACTCATACCTTGAGATGCTCGATAAATCAGACTTGAAAGAGGTAAAGAAGGCCGTAAACATAGTCCAGGAGACAGGGTGGAGAATTAACAAGAAGGTTTTTGAGGTTATGGACACTCTATTTAACTCGCGGTCAAGCTGTAAGGTCATTCCGGAATTCCTAGAGAGGACCATGCCAGAACCTTACCCTAAGAAGGGAACTAAAGAAGAACAAATAGAATGGAAACGGTTAGCATCTCTTATCCATGCAGATAATGTCAGGTTAAAAACTAAAAGAATACAATTCAGTCAGCTCATGTGGACTACCAGGAAATTCAAGGATGAGAAGGTTTTCTACTTTCCTCATACCATAGACTTCAGAGGCAGGATGTATGCTAATACAGCGTTCCTGAACCCACAAGGAGAGGACTCAGCTAGGGGTCTTCTGGAATTCTCTACTGGTAAACCTTTAGGAGACTCAGGATTTCCTTGGTTGCAGGTTCATCTAGCTAATTGTTACGGTCATGATAAAGTGTCCCTAGAAGAAAGAGTAGAATGGGCTGAACTTCATGCTTGGGCTATCGTTGAGGTAGGAACAGAGCCCCTGACTAATAAATGGTGGATGGAAGCAGATAAACCTTGGCAGTTTTTGAGAGCTTGTATTGAGTATGTTAAATATAAGGTTAATCCTAGAGATTTTGTGAGTCATTTACCTGTTACTGTAGATGGATCTTGTAATGGACTCCAGCATTTCTCAGCTATGCTCAGAGATGAGGTGGGGGGGAGAGCTGTAAACCTTACAATGACTGATGATCCCCAAGATATTTATGAAATTGTAAAAGAGAAGGTAGTAGAAAAAGTAAAAGCTGACCCTGAAGCTATAGTTTCAGAGTTGGATATAAACAGAGCACTAGTCAAACGGCCCGTTATGACTACTCCTTACGGGGCTACTCTTTATGGTATGAGAGAACAGATATACGAGGAGCTGAAGAAGCAGTTAGACAAGGGAATAATTTTTACTACAATTTCTAAAGACAAAGACCTATGGGTGTTTTGTAAATACTTAGCTACTATCATTTATGAATCTATAGGAGAAGTTGTAGTCTCAGCTAGAGAAGGTATGGATTGGTTGCAGGAAGTTGCTAGAGTCTTGAGTAAAGACAGTAGGCCTATCTACTGGACCGTTCCTACAGGGTTTATAGTAAAACAGAAATACTTAAGACCGATAGTCAAACAAATTAAAACAATTATAAATGGTAAAACGGCTTCTTTATTCTCCGCACATGGAGCTGGTGATAAATTAGATAAACATAAACAGACTAATGGAATAGCACCTAACTATGTTCATAGCATGGATGCCTGTCACCTGATGAAAACTGTAAATCTTTCTTATACTGATATTCAGAGTTTCTCTGTAGTTCATGATTCATTTGGTACTCATGCTTGTGATATGGAACTACTAAGTGAAAACTTAAGAATAACCTTCATTGAGATCTATAATGAAGATGTCCTTAAGCAGTTTGCGGAGGAGCAGACAGCTTCTCCTACGGTTTGTAAGAATAAATTTCCTAAAATTCCTAAGTATGGTAAGTTAAACATTAAAGAGGTGAAAGATGCAGAATTCTTCTTCAGTTGATATAGCTAATGTCAACGTAAAAAAAGTAGCACAAGGTATGATGAGGATGGTAGACAGCTTAGATAGTTTTACAAGAGCAGAAAAGTATGCTATAATAGTAGCAGTATTTAATTGTTTATATATTAACAAGATGATGAAAGAAAGGAGTATCAGTGATGTGATGGAAATGATAGGTAAGATGAGGAGGGATTGTAAATTTAAACAGATCCCTGAATTCGGTGGAGCAGAAAAATATATTATAGGAGAATTATAAAATGGCTACTAAATTACCGATGAATGTAACACCAGTAGGAACAGCAGCATGGCCTTGGTTGAATACTCCAGATACCAGGTATGATGCTGATGGAGTGTACCAAGTTAAAATGATTTTTAACAAGAAGGACATTAAAGGAATTCAAGCTATAGTAGATCCTTTGATGAATGGTGGAAAACACAATCCTGTTAAACCTGAGTTGGATGATCAGGACAAACCTACCGGAAACTTTGTAGTTAACTTTAAATTAAAAGCTAAAGTTAAAACTAAGAGTGGTGATACTTTTACTCAGAAACCTATACTCTTGGATACTGCTGGTAATCGTGTATTGAACCAAGTGGGAGCTGGCAGTAAGTTGAAGATAGCATATCAGGCTGTTCCTTTTAATCAAGGAGCTGGTGGTGTTACCATGCGTATGCAGAAAGTACGAATCATAGACTTGGTTGAGTATGCCAAGAAAGATGAGGTTGATTGGGGTAAAGATGAAGGTAGCTTTGTGGGAACAACAGCAGAAGCTTCTGAGGATAATGAAGAAGATAATGAGGACTTCTAAAATGCCTAGTTATGAGTTTTGTAGAAACATGGACCAAGAGGTGATAGCTAATCGAATGCGTAGTTTAAAAAGTGATGAGCTATCAGCCTTGGTTGAAAATGTAATAGTTATGATAGATTGTGGACACTTTCCACATGAAGCGTTTCATGAAGTCAGGTCTGTATATAAGTTATTACATAATCTTAAGGTTAGTGTTAAAGAAGATGAGACGTTTAACTAAAAGACAAAGGTACAGGGGTATACAAGAGGGCTACAGAAGTGGCTTAGAAGAACGAATAGCCAGCCAGTTAAAGGCTTCTGGTGTAGTTTACTCTTACGAGAAGGAAAGACTCAAGTATATCCCTGTACCTAAGCACTATACACCTGATTTTATCTTAGTGGGAAAAGATAAAAAAATCTATATCGAAACCAAGGGTAGGTTCTTGGCTAAAGATAGAACTAAACATCTTTTAGTCCAAGAACAATACCCTGATATAGATTTAAGATTTATTTTCTCTAATTCCAGACAGAAGTTATACAAGGGTTCATCAACTACCTACGGTAGATGGTGTGAAAAGCATGGGTTTATCTATGCGGAAAGGAGTGTACCTGATATATGGTTGAGAGAAATCAGAAAGGGGTAGTACATGAACCATGTCCTAAATGTGGTTCTAAAGATAATTTAGGGAGATATCCAGATGGTCACGCGTATTGTTTCGGTGATAGCTGTTCTTATTATGAGCATGGTAGCAATTCAGCTCCTATACAAGATATACCAAAATCCAACGGTGTTTTTAAACAGGGTGTTTACGAGCCCCTTAGCAAACGCGGAATATCTGAAGAAACCTGTAGGTTTTTCAAGTATCAAGTAAATTACGACAACAACAAAAAGATTCATATTGCTCCTTATTTTGACGAGGACAATAAACTTATAGCTCAACAGTTAAGAACTAAAGATAAAGACTTCCCGATTTTAGGGGAAACTAGAGACTTAGGTTTATGGGGAAAACAATGCTGGACTTCAGGTAAACGTATTGTCATAACAGAAGGCCAGATAGATACCTTATCTGTAGCTGAGGTCCAGCGTTGTCAGTACCCTGTAGTGTCTATTCCCAATGGTGTAGGGTCAGCTTGTAAAGCTATAGCTAAAGACTTAGAGTGGTTGCTAGGGGGTTTTGAAGAAATAATTATAATGTTTGACAATGACTCTCAGGGAAATAGCGCAGCTCGTAAAGTAGCAGAACTTTTCCCACCTGGAAAATGTAAGATAGCTTCCCTACCACTTAAAGATCCTAACGAAATGCTCTTAGCTAATCGCGGATCTGATATTATCAACGCTATGTTCAGAGCCTCAGTTTACAGGCCGGATGGAATTATCGCTGGTGAGGATACTTGGGAACTGGTAAACACTCCGATGCAAGCTGCTGATATGGAGTATCCTTGGCAGGGTCTTAATAACCTTACTTTAGGAGCTAGAAAAGGTGAACTCGTCACGTTTTGTGCAGGGACAGGAGCTGGAAAATCTACCGCTGTTAAAGAAATTGCATCATACTTCCTCTCAAAAGGAGAAACAATTGGTTATATTGCTCTTGAGGAGTCTGTACGCCAAGCAGCCATTGACTTCATGTCTATTGAAGCCAATGAAATGCTTCACCTCAAAGATAATTTAGAGGAAAAATTTTTAAGGGATATATGGGAAAAAACATTAAATACAGGGAGGTTGTTTTTATATGATCATTGGGGAAGCATGGATGGGGATGTTCTCTCCAACCGTATTCGGTACTTGGCTAGGAGTTGTAATGTTTCTTGGATCATTGTTGATCATATTTCTATTATGGTTAGTGGTATCGAAAGTGGGGATGAAAGAAGACTGATAGATAACTTGATGACTAAACTGAGATCCCTTGCAGAAGAAGTAAACATTGGTATCTTTATTGTGTCTCACTTAAAAAAACCATCAGAGGGGAGGGGTCATGAAGACGGCAGAAAAATATCACTTAATGATCTTAGGGGAAGTGGAAGTATCGCTCAACTTAGTGATTTCGTTGTTGGACTCGAAAGAAATCAACAAGAAGAAGGTGAAACTACTGTTAGAATCCTTAAAGCAAGATATAAAGGCAGTTCGACAGGGGTTGCAGCTCGTTTATACTACGACAGGGAAACAGGTAGGCTGAGAGAATGTGAATATATTGAAGAGGCATTTTAAATATGAATATAATATTTGATTTAGAAACTGATGGTTTACTTCCAGATGTCTCCAAGATTCATTGTCTAGCTATGACCATAGAAGGAGCACAAGCTTCTCAGGTATTTGCTAATGAGGACCAGTATGATAATTTAGAACAAGCCTTAGAGCTGATGTCTGATGCTGAGGGTCTGGTAGGACATAATATATTAGGGTATGACCTGCCAGTACTTAAAAAACTTTTAGGGTGGACTCCTAATAAGGAGACAAAGATAAGCGATACTTTAGTAGTGTCAAGATTAGCTTACTCTAACATGATGACTTTAGATGCTAAGAAGAAGTACATCCCTACTAAGCTCTATGGTTCTCATAGTTTAAAAGCTTGGGGCTATAGATTAGGTATGTTGAAGGGTGACTTTAACCACGAGGATACTGATTGGTCTACGTTTACTGACGAGATGGCAGAGTATTGTGCTAAGGATGTTGCCATTACTTCTACTCTTTTTGATCATCTATGTGAATCTGAGTGTGCAGAAGAAGCCGTTAAGTTAGAGCATGAATTTGCTTATGTTATCCAAAGGCAGATTGAGAATGGTTTTTCTTTCGATGTTAAGAAGGGACAGGAACTCTATGTAAACCTTCTTAAGCAACAAGAACAAATAGGTACTAAGTTAAAGAAACGATTTGGTAGTTGGTATAGGGATTTAGGAAGCTTCACTCCTAAGAAGGATAACAAAGCTAAGGGTTATACTGCTGGTCAAAGTTTTAATAAGGTAGAAAAAGTAAACTTTAATCCTAACAGTAGGGATCATATAAGCTACAAGTTACAGAAAGATTATGATTGGAAGCCTAAAGATTTTACTCCTAATGGTAAACCTAAAATTGATGAGACAATCTTAAAGTCTTTACCATATCCAGGTTGTGATGAGCTGTTTAATCACTTCCTTCTATCTAAAAGAATTTCTCAACTGGCTGAAGGTGATAACGCTTGGTTGAAACTGGAAAGAGAAGGGAGAATCTTTGGGAATGTAAATACTAATGGAGCTGTTACTGGTAGATGTACTCATTCTTTTCCTAACCTAGCTCAAGTCCCTGCTGTTTATAGCCCTTTTGGTAAAGAATGCAGGGAGTTATTCAAGGCTTCTAAAGATAAGGTCTTGGTTGGATGTGATGCTGACGGCCTAGAGCTTAGAGCACTAGCAGGATACTTAAAGAAGTATGATGGTGGTAAGTATGCTACTGCTGCTGTTGAAGGAAACTCAAAAGATGGGACTGATATTCATTCTATTAATCAAAAACTAGTAGGGTTAAAGTCGCGAGATACTGCCAAGACATTCTTCTATGCTTTTATATATGGAGCAGGAAATGAAAAGCTAGGTAAGATCTTAGGGACAAATATTCGCGGAGGTAAACAAGCTAGGATGAAGTTGTTGAATGGTGTTGAGGGTTTACTTAAGTTAACTGAGGCCGTCAAGCAAGCTTACCGTAGGAGAGGACACCTTATAGGTTTGGATGGTAGAAGACTCCATGTACGTTCAGAACATTCTGCTTTAAACACCTTACTTCAGAGTGCAGGGGCTATCTTGATGAAAACATCTCTGATTCTCTTGGATAAACGGTTACAATTGTTGGGGTTAGAGCCTGGAGATGACTATGAGTTTGTAGCTAACATCCATGATGAATTTCAAATTGAATGTAAGGAGAGGTATGCCAAAAAATTTATTGGACCGGAAGCGGAACAAGCGATTACGAGAGCTGGAGACTACTACGAATTTGGATGCCCTC